GTTAGCTTCTGTACTTTTATTAGCCATCTATTCTTTTTAATTCCTGTATTGCTAGATTGTAACAATCAGCTTTGAATACAAAGCCGTTGCTTGGGTCTACGTCACCCACCCTGTAACGAGTTGCTTTCTCGTAGAAGGTTTGTTTCGGTATTTCACCAAGAATCCAAGCTTTACTATGATCTGTAAGAATACGAACAAAGACGTAACTGTCACAGTCCTGCTTGGTTCCATGTGCAGATACAGAACAATCATAGTTAGGTGATGGAGTAGTGTTACAACGTTTGGTCTTTACGTCCACACGTTTGTTTCCAACCATCAAGTCAAAGTCTTTATTGTTGGCATCCTCGCCCCCAACGTAATCTTTAACAATAACCTCACCAATAGCTCCAACAACATTACTAAGACTACCAGTTATGCTGCCCTGTAGATTACCTACAGAGGCAGCTTTCTTTTTGGCGCGACTAATAATATCAGGTGTTATCTTTATCTGTATCATTATCTTCCTTTGGATAATACACTTCAACCCACGACTTACACTCAGGACATTCTAGGCAAGTAAGTATAGTATACCTGTCCCCTGTCATTTCGTCTACATCGTGGTCACCGACCCATCTTAACTTTGTTTTACAATGCCAACAATTCACGATGCTGTCAAGTCAACAACTTCACAAACTCCTGCAGTACAAGCAAGTTCACGAGAGCCACTGGTGTTGTCTTCCTTTTCAAATTCTGTGAGTTTGTTCCAATTGATATGCACTACTTCCATACGCTGTTTCCACTCAAGATAGTCGTCAGGGCCTATGTCCTGATAGGGTGCTTGCTTGTAGGTGTGATCACTGTGAGGAAGGAAAGAAACTCCTGACGCTACATCAAAGTTCTCATACACCCACGCACCTACTTCCATCCACTCCTCTTCTTTTACAGATACAGTTATAGATGGCTTGTGTTCGCACCAATGTAAAGCGTATGTCTTCCACAACTCTAGCTGTTCTATGGCTGTAGTTTGCGTACGAGTAACTGCCCCTTTAGGAGACTGCATTGGGAAACTAAACACAGTAACATTGTCTGGCTTCAAAACGTCTCGTTCTGCGGGTACACCACTGTCAACAAGAAATTGTGTAAGCGGGTCTTTATTATCTCCACGTACTGTCCTTATAAAGTGGTCGTTGTGTCGTGCATGTATCCCGCTTGCTGCGTCCACCAGTTGAGACACAGTACCCGACGGTTTGACACAGGTGATTGCAGTACTCTGTGGGATTCCAAGCATCTGGGCAAAGTTCTTGTTGACCTCTATCGCGTGTTCCCGCATTTCGTCTAGCCAACGCTTGCTGTCTACGTTCTTTGATAAAACGGGATGATCCATGATACCAGTCAAGGATACACCCAATAAACGTTCTTCTTCTGCGTTGTCTTTCCATGCTTTCCTCAAATACTTAAAGTCTACAAGGGTTGATTGCAAAGTACCTAAGATAGTTGCTATCCGTACCTTTTCTTTCAAAGACTCTAGCGTGTCGTGTTCACGAACCACTACCTCTGACAAATTACAGAAACTGTATGGGCGTAAGATTATCTCACTGCAGGGGTTCGTACCCCACATGTGTCCCGTCTCTCGTCTTCCGTTACGAGCCACCTGCTTGTCAGCAGCCTCACGGTTGAACATGCCACGCTCACCTGACTTGCTGTCGTACAAAGCAAGCCATTCACGCATGAAGGTACCCATTTCAGGTTTACCCTTATAAGCAACTGAGTTGTTCGCTAATGCCCGTTGTCCGTTTCGGTAGATTTGTTTATCAGGCTCATCCCACCACTCACCAGATTTAGCATGTCGCATCTGGTCGTCATTTAAATTAGATAAACTAATTAAAGCTGAACGGCGAACGCCCCCAACAACAACTACCTCACCCACCTTACACATAAGGTCGTGGCACTCAATAGGAAACAACCTGCGTCCTGCTGCTTTCTTGAATATCTTAACAGTAAAGTCAAACAGGTCAATCAAGGGCTGTGGACCACTGGCTCTACCACCCATAATTTTTAGCCGCGCACCTGCAGGGCGAATACCAGACGTATCCCAAGAAGGAACTTGTCCCGCATACAATAGTGCAATTAACTCACGATAAGCTTTTGCCCATCCCGGCTTGCTATCTGCTACTGTAATAGTGGTGCTAGAATCACTAAAATTATCAGATACGACAGGAAGTTTGTCAACGTTCTCCCTCTCTACACTAAACCCAACACCAGTGCCGCACATTAGTATGTACATACACTCATCAAACGAACGAGGACTATCAACAGGAATGTAACTACAGTTGTAGCCACACACGTTGTCACGATTAAGAGCCGGACCAGCGGTCATCATTGCTCTCATAGATGGCATAACTTTAAGACCTATAATAGCGTCTTCAATTTCAGACCTTAGTTCACTTGGTATGATATAATTGTGTTTATCACGCACATAATTATCCATAAAGCTAATATATCTGGATACAGTTTCATCCCAATCCTCTCGTCTTTCTTCCCCGTCGATCCAACGAGCATAACGTGACTTGTGAATAAATTGTTGATACGGTGTGGGTAGCATGTTGTTCATGTTTATTTTTCCTCTTTCAATGTGATTAGTTTGTTTAAGTACCATTGTGCTTTTTTAAGGTCTTCAACTCCGTTTTTGTAACGGTATCTCCAGAGGTACTTAATGATGTTTCCTTGCAAGTAGTATTCGTACCCATCACCTGTCGCCGCCGTGATTGCTTCAATGCACTCAACACCTGCTTGATTGTAGTGTGGCGGTTTGTTAACAACATCCTCTTCCCTCATTCTTTTTACCATATATTCTTCGTGTTTCATTGTTTCTTTCCAAAATCAACTTTAATTACATTGTCATCAAACTGGTGTTTAAAATCGTCTTCATATTCTTCTATCATGGACTCTGCAGTTTCCTTAAACTTTATTGAAGCCACACCCTTGTCGTAAACGTCATCAAGATTGTCTCTTATAGTTTCCATAACACCCTCTTGTATGATCATTGCAGGGTTAAAGTCTTCTTCATTCTCATAAGTTTTATTTGTTGTGTCGTATGCTGTCAACGTAAAATTTTCACCGTCAAGGGGTTTGAGTATGATGTAATACCTGTCTGGTAACAGGGACATAATCTCTACCTGTTTGTTTAACTCTGTTTCATCAATGGTCATTTTTTCACCCACTCCATAGGAATAGACCCTTCAGCCCATTCAAAGTTATATCGCGTACACCACGCAGCGTACGTCGTCTTACTTCCCTTGTAAATCTTGTTTTTGGCGTTCATAAATACGAAACGAATATCCAACTCAGGATGTTGTTTCTTCATCAACACCATCTTAACCCTGTCACCCTTATCTAAGTGTCCTTTTGCTTCCACATAGATGTTTGTTTCTGGAAAATAAAAATCGGGAGTGTAATGTCGAGGAGCGGGTATGTATTCAAACCGCTCTTCTTCGTACTGGAACTCAATGTTGTTTGCAGTCAAAGCCTTTGCTAAATTAAGCTCAAACTTAGACCTGTACTTTATTTTGTTACTCAAAAGGTTATCCCTATCGATATTAATCTTTTTTCTAGGTACCCTGCCAGTTTGGGGGAATACTTTTCTATGTTGGTAAGTTCTTTTGTCAAAGGGTGCATCGGCACACATACATACGCTCCTGAAAATGACCGTCTACTTATCTGTTGTAGTTCAGTTTCAACCTTTTTAATATCCCGTGCCTCTGTGTCAGACAACAGGTGACCATCCTTACCGTAGTGATTGATAAGCGTCAAGGGTAATCCCTTTTCGTGTAGCCTCAATCTAGTGACCCTACGTTCTCCCCCTGTGCCAGTGCTGGACTCTATATACACATGACTAAGGTCACTGTTTAGTTCCATAAGTTCTACCTCATAATCTTTCACAAATAGGTACGGCATCTTTACATTTCTTTCTTTTTGAGTTTGTCGTACCACACAAGCGGCGGGTTCTTTGCTTTGGAAGTAACCTTACCATGTAGAACAGCGTTAGGCCAACAATGTGATCTGTACCCACACAAGTTACATTGTCTAGGCAAAACTTTGTTACCTGTTTTTATAACCTCACCATCACGGCGATAAGTTTCTGGCTCCGACTTAAACGGAACAAACGGCTTTACATCAGGGTCTGTAAGAAACTTAACTCGCTTCTCTGCATCTTTTAAATAGGCTTCTTTATCATCCTGCGCCCAATCCGGCACTTCAACAATAGCCACCATACCACTAGACTTGTTAACAACGATCCACCCCCCAAACGGTAAGCCCGTAGCTTCCGCATAAAGAAACCCCTGCATGACATATCCAAAGGGGTCGTCTTCTTTTAGTTTGTCGTACCCGCCATTTATACCAGTAAACTTGTAGTTGAACGCCCAATCACTAGCTGACTTAACATCCCACACCTTTTCTACTCCCAACTCATCACGTATGATAACGTCAAGAGTACCGTTGACCAGTGTGTCTCCTACCTGTAACTCAACGGCTCTTTGGTAGTCAACAATATCTATCCCAGCCTCTTTCATTATAAGCATAAGGATTGATTCTGTTAGGTCACCAAACATAAATCGAAACAGAGTGTTGTACTCCATGTCTTCCTTGATGCCTTTCTTCTCCAACACTTGCTGGCAAAGAGGACGGCCAAGTCCTGACATACGAATACGAAACTCACCACGTTGACGGACAAGTTGTCGCTCTGCTGCTTCAGTACATTCTTTAGAGAAGTCTTTAACTGCTTGCGGGGAGACAGTAGTTTCCCCCCGCAAAGCATTGACCATGTGGTCTTGTATTTTAAGCAGCGTTAGCATTGTCAAAGTCTGCTGCTAAATCGATATCGTCATCGTCAGCAACGAGCTTTGCCGCTTCACGGTGTTGGTTCATAACATTATCGTTATGACCTTTAACTGTCTCAGCAAACATGGACATGAGTTGCTTATCCTCATCCGTAATGTTTTCCTCACCAACCAAAGCAGGTACTGGAGTCCAGTATGTAACACTGCCTTTTTTATGTTTGTGAGTATTTAAAGAAACAACACACTTCTGCATTAGTTTCTTTTGCTTAGACAGGCTATCAATAAAGTCTGAAATAGGCTTGAATCCAGACCGCTTGAAGTATGCGACTACTGGCTGATCTGTAACCTCGACCTCAGTCCCTTCAGCAGTTATAAAACTGCCGCTAATTTTAGCGTAAATAACTTGATTACACACAACTGAACGAGAGTGCAGGTACGCTAGATCATCCTTTGACAATCGATCTTCTTCATCCCGTGTGAGTCTACCACACTTGTTACCGCCAGTAGTGTCTGGAAACATACCGGACAGGCTTGTCTTCTGCACTGACTTAGAAGAGAATGTTCCACTCTCCTGATCCCACACGCTATACTCAAAGGTACGCAGTATAGGACGAATGTTTACTTTCTCTGCGTAAATAAATCTACCATCTAGGTACATCTTCCACGCTCCACGAGTAAGAGACAAACCATCTTCTGTCTCTGCATCGTAATTTATATTTATACGAGGCAAGCCTACCTGACGATTGTTATTACCGCCTTGCCCACTTGCTTCCATTAGAGCCTCAACGTTATCGTCGTTGAATGCTGCAACAATTGCGTCGATATTATCTATTTCCATTACTTCTGTTCCTGTTTCCATGATTTTTCATGCTCCTTTAATCAGGGGTGTAAAATGATCTTACAGACTTACCACTTCAGTGTCAAGCCAATTCTTTCCTATTTTTAATTCTATTTCAACAGGCATGTCGTATTCAATTCCGTATCGGTTCACACTCTCTGTAGGCAAAGACAACATTGCGTATTCTAACAGTTTGATACAAGCGTCTTTCTCATCAGGATGTACATCAAGAACAATAGAATCGTGTACAGTATTACAGATAACTGACTTTAATTCTCTAATCCGCATCATCCTACTTAAACGAACAAGAGCAGTAGGAAGAAGGTCAGCAGTAGCAAAACCCTGTACAGGATAGTTACATATCGCTGTACGATTTGTGGCTGTACCCCACTCTGTCCACCGCGCAGATGGAAAAGCATACTGTCTACCACTTGGAAGGGTGATCTGCTTCGTTTTAACGGCCTCTCGCTGTAGTTTGTCGTGCCAGATGGACACCCCTTCATACTTCTCTTTAAAGGCTCTGTAGTAGCGTTGTTGGGCTGTTGTTCCGGTGGTGCCACCGTATAGAGGCTTGAAGGTGTGTGCCTTTGCTTCTTGTCGGCTGCATCCGATAATATCTGCAGTATATTGGTGAACATCTGTACCCTCACTTACATCGATGTATGCCTGACTATCCTTTGCAAGAAAGCCAGCTACTCTAAATTCTAGTTGCGAGTAATCCCCTTCAAGTATGTAGCCACCATCAAACCTACTCTCAACAACCTTTCGTATTGCAAAGGTATTACCTCGTGGCATATTCTGAAAGTTAGGATTGCGGCTCGAAAGGCGACCCGTCGCTGTAACACACTGCATGAACTCTGGATGGATGATACCATTCGCATCAACATTGTTTTTCATTCCCTCTACAAAAGTATTAAGATAAGTTCGTAACGCATTGTACCTAATGTAGGCGGTAGCAAACTCCTTTGCTTCCCCGGATAACTCTATCGATCTATCTTCCAACGTTGTCTTATCAGTCTTGAAGCCAGCAGCAGCAGTATCGTATGTATCGCGGGGTACCAGTTTGAATCCAGCAACCTCTCGTGTGGGTGTATAGATCACTCCCGCACCCTTGCAGGGTTTACAGATACGCAGTACTTTACTTGGTTGTCCATTCTTATTAACAGGGCGTACCTTACCGAAGCCGACACATCCTGCACATCTACTGCCAACAGTCTTACGCACCACTTCTGTCATGCGGCGTACAGTTGAAGTAAACGCACTTCTTTTCATACGAACACGCTGCTTTGGTTTCATGGTGGCACCACGCATCTCGTGACCTAAGTTGAATATGCGTGACCACTCCTTCTTATCAATAACCCTGCGTGAGTAAAGAAGGACACTGCGATCATCTGGACTAGCAAGATTAATGGGAGTATCCCCCATTGCTTCCCGCGCCATCTCGTTCAAGCGTATCTCTAGTTCATTCAGTTCTGTCTGAAACTCTGTCTCAATCTGCTTCAGTGTATCTAGGTTTATTTTTAATCCATTACGCTCTATCTCAGTGAGCGTCTCTGTCATCTCAAGCGACAGCCTCAACGTTGGTAACAAAGTCCGTTCCAAAACATAACTCCTTAAATGTAGTGCCAAAGGCATCAAGCTGTTTTAAGGCCACTTCCTCTGTGGCAAGTACGTCAGCTTTTCCGTACTCTTCTACTATCTCCCACGGTATGTCGTAGAAGGTCTTGCCGTCCTTGAGGTACGGCGAAACAAGGTCTTTCTCTTTTTGGGTGACGTTATACTTTTCTGCAACAGCAGCAAGTCCCAGAGGCCAACGCTGGGCTTTTGCCAGAATATACTCCGCAACCATCGTATCATACACTTCTCCATTGAAAAAGAAACCGCACTCTCTGATCCATGATAGATCAAACTTTATGTTGTGTCCAACAATCATGTCAGCTTCATTAAGTGCTTCTTGAAACAACTCAGGTGCAAAGTCGTGAGGTTCTCTGTCTGCATGGTAGTAACAATGATAGTGTACGTTGGGTGATGATAAACGCTTGTACCCAATAGATACAAGACGATTGCCAAAATATGGCAGTGCTGTTGTACCACCCGTTTCTTTCTGTACATGAGTCGTTTCTACATCAAATGTTAGCACTCTCATTTGTTTTCTCCAAATGTGTGTATCATGTGGCAGTTTGCACAAAGAACCCTACACTTTCTGACTTCATCCATCAAACGTTTTAACTTCAAGGTTATCATGTTAGATACATCTCGAACTTTCAGTGACGGGTCTAAGTGGTCAAACTGAAGAGCAGCAGGGTTTTCGTTGTAACCACACAGACTGCACCCCTTACTCATCTTGTACTTATTGAGCCAACGTCGTCGTATTTTTTTCAGACGTACTTTGTTATCATGGTTTCTTTTTTTGGCAGCATAAAACTTATCAGGACTTCTCCAATCCTGATGCTTACCGTTTCTACCCCAGAAGACCATTCCATCTTCTCTGATATCACCATGCTTTACCATCAGTAGTACACTCCACTGTCAATATCAATCTGTGCGTTGATCATACCATGCCATCCATTCAGTTTGTTTTTTGATATGCAGATATGCCTTACTGTATTTTCTACCTCACTTGATCCTGTCTTGCCAATACCAATAATGATATCAGCCTCACCAGCCTTACCAGTGCGTGAGTTGTCAAGCATAGAGTAATCAATCCACTGCCTGTCATGTGCGTCGTAGCTTGCCTGACTAACAGCCCACATCAGCAGTTTGTTTCGCTTTGCTATCTCACGGGCATATACGTAAGTTTCCTTTAAACGCTCATCCCCACGATTGAACTCACCAGATATACGAAACTTGTCAAGCTGGTCACAGAACATAATGTCTGGTTTGTTTAGCTTGGCGTACTCATCCACCTCTTCAACAGAGGTGCCAACAGAGTCCATGATTGTCAGCAGAGGGGCTATCTCATCAATATACTTTAGCGAAAGATTACGCCTGTCCTCTACCATCTGCGTCCTAGTCAATCCAAAGTACGACTGTATTATACGCAGCTTTATTTTTGGTGCGGGTTCCTCGTTTGCCCAATACACAACCTTGAAACCACGCTTGATATACAGCGCGGCAAGAAAGCAACAGAACGTAGTCTTACCCACTTCTGGTCTAGCAAACAATATACCCAAGTTACCCCTGTCCAGACCTGACACGTTCTCCGCAATCAGGTCATAGTCGAAAGGGAAGTCGGGATCACCAGCCTCGTTGTCTAGCAGGGAATCTAGGTCATCTTCCACCTTAGTGTAGGTAGTCTTGTCACTGATGCGTCCATCTTCTACTGTATCAATTAGTCTACGTAACTCACCAAACTCTTCACTGTCACCCGTAAAGATGTCAATTGCTTTTTCACCAATGAGACGGGCGCGATCACGCAACCAAAAGTTGTGTACCAAGTCCAGATGTAACTCAAAGTTGTCAGCATTACCCACATCCAAACCAGCTATAGTTTCATGCACCTTGTTACGGGTTGCTTCTGGCATAGCAGGGTTGCGGTCATTAAACAAACTGCTTAGTTCAGACTTGGTTAAGTCCTTTGCATACTTCGTGTGAGAGAATGTCAGTGTGTCAAATATGTCACGCATCTCTCTGTCAAACATAGACCTGTCAATAATGTTCTTCACGCGACCAAAGAAGTCGGCGTTAAGACAGAAACCTAATATCTGTTTATCTATCGATGTAGTTTCGTAAGTGGTCATTTCTTTCTTCCTTTGTCATGTTCTTAAAATCACGGGATAAAACCATGAGTTTGGTTGGGATTATTCTACATAGGATCTTAACCATGTCAACTGCTTTGTCAGTTGCATCCTTATCCAGAGCAACATAAATCTTCTGGTAATGGAGAAGGTGGGGTATATATTCTTGTAATAATGAAGTACCTAATAGTGCAACTCCTGTTACCTTATCACTAATTGAACAAGCACTTCCGCAATCTTCAACGATAACGGCTCTATTACTATCTCCCACAATAAAAGGTACTCTACTATTTCCATATCTGTGCCATTTTGGGTTTCTCCCATCTATTGATCTGCCCACCGCATCAACCACTTTGTTTCCATCTTTTACTATAAATGCTACGCGGTTCCTCTTAAAATCATAACGAATGTCTGCACGACCTGACAAGTACGCATCGTACGCATGTACAGATCGAACATAAAGTTCCGCATCTAAGTTACGGGAAAGACTAACAAAAGTGTCTGGCAACTCGTAAGTGTTACTAGTACGGGGAACAGGCGCATTAGCCTGTGACCTTGAGAGGGCATGTTTCGCAAACTCTTTGGTCAGGGTAACACCTGTGCGACCCGACACATTGCAGTCAGCGTGGAAACAATACCACAGTCGTTGTAGTCCGTCATCACTTACGCTAAACGTATTCTTTCTGGCACACACAGGACAGTCGGATCGGTAACGACCCAACGGCTGAATATCCAGTGACTCTACATAGCCTTGTAACCAAGATGGTGATTTCATGCCCATATCGATAACACATCATATAAAATCATGTCAACCACGTTTTTTAGTTGACGGCTATTGACAGGATGTGTTACCTATTATGTAACCTAACCCTTAAGGGAAACCCCACTATGAAAGTATATAATAGAATCAATCCCATAGCAAAGATACTAAGGGATAAGAAATACCAGAAACAAGTAATCCCCAATAGGAAGAAGGATAACTTGGATAAACTATCAAAGAAGGATGCAAAAGATGCCAAGACCAAACAAGATACTTGAACCCACTAAGACCTACAATCTGTTAATGAAAGAAGAACAGTTTGACAAACTTGCTTACGTTGCACATCAAATGCAAAAGAAAGCACTTGAACAGGTTGCAGTCGCTGATCTTATTAGGGAAGCACTGGACATATATGTAGAAGCTTACGAGGAAGAACATGGAATCATTAAAAACCCCAAAACTTGAAATAGAAGTTATCGAACGTGCAGACTACAAGTGGATGCTTTGTGTCCCCGCATCGTCGGTTCGCATTGGTGAGACTGAACGAGAGCATGTAAAGAAGAAGGTTTGTATAGATTATCTGAGACACATTCCATTATTTATTGGAAAAAGTCGTTGGGAATGTAATAAATGGCTTGACGCGAATAAAAAGATCGTGTTAAAACTAGGAACACTTTACGAAGTAGCATAATGAAGTGTGAACGAGAGGAGTGGTTACCTCTTGTTGTTTCCTTTGGTTGGTTGGGAGCGAGGTCGGGTGTATGTCCGGCCTCGTTTCTTTTTTGTAAGGAGTGTATATTGTGTTTGGTAGAAAAACAAATAAGGTAAAAATACAAATGTATCATAGGTCGGAAGTTGGAGACTTAGAACTTTCTCCGTGGGAAAGAAGTTCTATGCTCAAACCTATGATTCCTCCAAAGTGGTTTAAAACTATGAAAAGAATGTATGAAGACGGGAATGTTCATACCCTACGAACATGTCCTTCCTTTGTAAATATTTTAACAACAGGGTACGTTATCCACAACAAGGTAGATACAGTAATAAGAAACAATGATGGTGAGATTAATTTTGGTACGTACGCACCCCCATCTGGTGCTACTATGGGTTTTGGTACAGAAGTTCGTGATCCTCTTGAAACTCACTCCACAAAGCAATTTACTGAACAATACCCTTTTGAAAATGGGTTTTGTAAATTTAGTCTAAAATTTAGGAACGAATGGTTTTTACGGTCTAATGTAGACGTGACACTGATGATACTACCATGCTGGTGGGATAAAGTTTACAACGATGTTAGGGCTATACATGGAATGGTAACTGTCCCTGTTAATTTTGATTGGTCACCTCACATAAATACTGTTATCCGTATACCGAAGGGAGGGGAGGAATACCTGATTCCCGCAGATGCACCCATTGCCCATGTTATTCCTGTTAATTTATCTAGTGTCAGTTTAAGTCACAACCAAAAATTATTAGGAGATGATATATCTAGGAGAAGCAGCGGACTCCTAAATAGTATGAAACACTACCGCCTTTTATCAGATAAAGTAAATAACATGAGCAGAATGTTTCGTCTAAATAAGAAAGGATGAAAATTATGGAAAATGAATACATCACAGACTTTGTTCAAATAGATTCCTTAGATAGCAGACAGTTTGAACTGTTGGATACACCCCCAGAAGGTTCATACAGAGTGTTTGACAACTTTCTTACCGAAGAAGAATTTGAAGAATACAGTGTGCTACTAGATGGAAGTGTTAGCATGAACTATAACCCACATGTGTCGAATGCACAGAAGACAACGGCTGATGGATTCTACTTTTTTCATAGACTGTATGACACAACAACACCACAGTCTGAATTATACGAAACGCTATGTTATCCACTATTGAACAAACTAAACTATGTTGTCCCGTTGTCGTGTAGGGTAAATTGGTTTCCACAAACATCAGAAATATACGAGCATGGTGTTCATGTTGATGCAAATATAAAACACAAGGTACTGTTATTTTATGTCAACGATAATAATGGTTACACTCGCGTGGCAAAAGACACGATAGTTGAGAGTAAAGCAAACAGGGCGTTGCTTTTTGATGGTATCTTGCCTCACAATAGTTCAACAGCTACAGACGTTCATTTACGCTGTAATATTAACCTGACTGTTTTGTCATTTGAACGAAACCCACTTTTTGGTTGACAACCCTGTTTGTTTCCTATATCGGTTACTTATCACCTGCCGAAAAGGAGAAACCAAATGGCACTGACCAGATACTATGTAGAATTTGCACCTGTTTATGAAATAGGTAAATACATCTATGTGTACGCATACAGCGAACAACATGTGCGTGACATGTTTGATGATTATGATTTAGTAGCTATAGACCAGACAGATTAGGAGACAACCAATGCCAAAGTTTAAGGTAACCGCCACGATGGATGTGGCATACGAAACTACCGTTGAAGCTGCTGACGAAGACGCAGCATGGAGCATAGCACAGGAGCATGATACAGGCTGGGTGCAAGTTGATGGTGGACACGACTTCACTATAGAAAGTATAAGGGAGACAACCGATGAATAAGACTGACAAAATATGGATAGAGTTAACACGCACAGAGGCCAACGCCCTGATGGTGATGCTGGATAGCGAGATGGAATGCTGCTTTGGGTTTGATAGTCTTGACCTTAACGAGTGGGAAAACCTAGATTTGGCTGCATACAAGATACTGGCTTTTCACAAGTATAAGACATGGTACACGGAGAATTGCGGTGGGTAAGATGAGTGACTGGTCAATACAGCTAGAGGAAGACTTTTGGGACACCGCAAACAAGGTCATTGGTGGCTGCGAATATTTAGGGCAGTTTATGCAGGAGATGGAACCCCACCGCGATTGGTTAGGGACACACAGCAACCAAGAATATGCCGACATGTTACGGGAAGCGTGGGACAACTATTGGAGTGACAAACTATGAAACGTGAAATAATGTCAGCAAATATTGTCAGCCCAAATAATGTCAGCCGAAATATTGTCAGCAATAAACGAAAAACAACGCTCAATCCAGATTATTCCTGCGACACTTGCGGGGAACCTGCGATGGTGGTTGAGATGGACAGGTTTTATTCTTGTCCAGAATGTTATCTAAAAAGATTGGGTAATAAAATAAAAAGACTTGACCACGCCGGATATTACCCGTAAAAGCAAATCAACCTAAACCAACACAAGGAAACCAACCTATGAAAAAGCGAATACATATAAACCAACATGTAATCCGTTCTAATGCAAAGAATGGAACGCACGACCCCGTAATTACTGTTAAGACTAGTAAAAGCAATCATTACACTTATGCAGCAGAAATTGACGGGCTGTCGCGGGTGGTATATTCCCCAGATAAACCGCTATCGTGCGGGGCTAAAGTTTGGATAGAAACCGACGCACCAGTCTGGATTCATACGGGGGAAACAATACGATGAAACGACCAACTAAACTAGCTCATAAAAAACTAGTCTCTAATATTACCCACTGCTATTTAGATGCCGACCCAGTACAGATACAAGGCGGGATGGCGTGGTATGCTGCAGCCTACGACGCTGCGTATGATATCGGCAATAAATACGGGATAGGTGTTTACCTTGTTGTTGCTGTTATTTCTGCCTTGTCGCCAAATAACAAATGGGAACGCAACGTTAAAAATGCCGACGCTTTAATCGGTGCATTTCTAAA